GGCACTTCTAGTACGAGTGCTAAAGGTGTGAGATTTGCCAGCTCGGTGGTTGCTCAGCTAATGTGCCAGGGTGGTCGTGTGGCCTTCATCACACGAGCTCTGGTAGTCACAGCCTCACCTTCTTCGGTTTGGACTGGCACGGGTAGCAGGATTGACTTGGATGTCATACAGGCGCAGGTGGTTTTGGCTTTGTTGTCTGTATTTGCATCAGGGTCATCTTTAGCCCGTGCGGTGCGTGTGTTGTCAGGGTTGTTCATGCGGCCTAATGTATGTCAGATTGTTCGTGGTGTGCATTGGCCGTGTTCATGGTCTGTGTCGGCGCGTGTACGTTGGTTCGATGTGGTGGGTGAATATCAGGTCTTAGCCGATGATCGTGATGTACTTGCGTCTCAGATTGCTCCGAACCAAGAATGTGGCTGTGCCTCGGCGCCTACCCTCGCTTCCCATCAGGCAATGTCTCTCATCGCGAAATGGGGAGGTGGTGCGATATTGTACCCCACTGCAGATGACGTTTTCAAGTACGCCTTTCCGGCTGCGGCAATAGGTGCTGGTGTCCGTATGAAGATTTCGCTGCGGAACGCTCTTAATTGTGCTGCACTGACATGCTCACCTGCCTTCCGGCAGGGTGTTGCTAAGGTGGCTGTTCAGCTCATCGGTGCGCCAGGGCAGACAGTTGTCGGTGTTGTACTCTGGCTGGCTGGTCTACCTGTGCAGCTGCGAGCGCCGGCTTTGCGTGAAGTAGGCTCTTACGGGTGTGCGTCATGCTGGGCTGGCAATGCTAAGTCTGGCAGTGATCGTGTTCGTTTGACACACATCTTTGGTGGTAGACGGCTGCGTGGTGATGAGCTCGCCACTGTCGCATATGTGCATGCGCTAGCTCCGAAAGCCTCTGGTGAGGTTGACTGGAAGCCAGAGATATTAGCGCGTGCGGGCACGCCTCCTGTTATTCAACCGCCCCCAGGTTTTGCGTCTGTTGACGCATTTCTTGAGCAGGCGATATATTCGAAGATGAAATCTTTGAATAAGAGTAGCTGGGCAAGTGCTGAAACTGCGGACGCCTATTGGCGGAAGCGTGCTCAAGGTGTGGTTGCTGGTGCTCCGGGGCACACGTTCCCAGGAGCGGTTAAAGATGAATGGGACAAGCTCGGGCGTGCTGTGCGTAGGTCTGGACCATTGACGAAGGCTCAATTGGTCGAGACCTTACCTGAGTGTTACCTACGGCAGGTCATATATAGTAGGGAACCTCAAGTGCATTCGCGTGCCCACACCAAGCGCAATGAGCTGGCTGGCAAGTTACGTGCGATATACGGGACAGATTTTGCCCATTATGCCGTTTCGCGCTATGTTGGGGTCGGCTCAGACCCACAGCTGGCTGATCCGTCATTTGCAATCGGTTCTTCGGGGGTTGATGCGTGTCAGCAAT